TCGCCGAGTACATCGGCATGGAGACCGACGTGGCCTCCGCCAACGCTGACGCTGGCGCTCTGCGCTACATCGTCAACGCGGCTGCCCGTGGCGCTCTGAAGAGCACCGAAAAGTCCGCCACCTCGACTGCTCAGTTCGTCTATGCCGACGACCAGATCAACGGCTATCCGGTGATCGTGAGCAACCAGCTCGCCTCCAACGACGCTCTGTTCGGCGACTTCAGCCAGTTCGTGGTGGGTATGTGGTCCGGCCTCGACCTCACCGTCGATCCCTACGCCGGCTCCACCGCCGGAACCGTCCGCATCATCGCCCTCCAGGACGTTGACTTCGCGGTCAAGCAGCCCGGCGCCTTCTGCTACGGCACCTGATCGTCATGAGGATCGAGATCCTTCGCTCGGTAATGGTCTCGGGGGAGTCGGTTAGCGCCGGCTCCTTCATCGAGATCGATCCCGCCATCGCCAACATGCTCATCAGCATGAACAAGGCGCAGCCGGCCCCCGCTCCTGAGCCAGAGCCTGAACCGCAACCGGAGCCTGAAGCTCCCAAGCGGACCCGCAAGACCGCCTCTACCCCCTCCCAAGAGGACTGATCATGACCATCCTTCGCCAGGCACTGGATAAGCTCCAGCTGACCGCATTCCACCCCACCGCTGCTCGCACCGCCACCGGCAACGGCACCGGCATCGACGTTCAGACCATGGACGGCGACCTGTTCCTGATCCTGGATTCGGCCGCCGGCACCGGCAGCTCCCCGACCCTGGACATCAAAGTGCAGTCGTCCGATACCTCGGGCGGCACCTACAGCGACATCACCGGCGCCACCTTTACTCAGGTCACCGGCACCGCTTCCCAGCAAGCGATCACCATCTCCAAAGATGAGGCTCGCCGTTGGATCCGCGTTGTCTACACCATCGGCGGCTCCACCCCCAGCTTCACCTTCTCCGTGAACGCTGTCGGCGTGAAGAAGTACGGCTGAGCCCTGCTCCCCTAAGCCCAGCTAGGCCGCGCACCGTCGCTGCTTAGCTGGGCTTTCCCATACCGCATTACTCCGATGATCAGCGACGACACAACCTTATTCCTCGCCGATTTTGGCGTAAGCGTTGTGGCTGGCGCTACCACCGGCCTTGGCATCCTCGACATGCCCAGCGAACTAATTGTTGACGGACAGGTACTTAGTACGGACTACACACTTACCTGCGAAACATCGAAATTTGGCAACCTGCTCTACGGCTCCTCGATCACCGTTGACAGCACCGCTTACACCGTCCGCTCCGCCTCCCTGCTCAGCGACGGTAAGTTTACGGTACTAAGCCTTCAGAAAAACTAGGTCCCACTTATGGCAACCAAACGTGAATCAATCCTCGCTGCTGTCCGCACAGCACTTACCGACACTGTTGGCGTAGGCACGCGCATCTACCGCAGCCGCGTAGAGCCCATCGCCCGTGCGGAAAGCTCCGCTCTCATCGTCGAACCAGTAAACGATATTCCAACGCAAAACACATCCCTACCAACACTCGACCACGTACTTAACATGCGTGTGGTCGTGATTGTGCGTGCTTCTGTACCCGATCAAACCGCAGATCCCATCATCGAATCGCTCCACAGCAAGATGATGGCCGACCTCACCCTCGGCGGCCTCTGCATCGACATACAACCAGGCCCCACAGAATTTACGCTCGAATCAGCAGACGTACCCGTAGGCGTTATTTTCTGCAACTTCCGCATCCTCTACCGCACATCCGTAAGCGACCTAAGTAGCTAAGCCACGCCTTATTCAAAGTCGTTGTAAGTCTCGCTGCCTAGGCTGAGGTCTGCATACCACGAGTAGGAGGGCGACCTCCTAGGCACACATGGCACTCACTCGGAAGCGTCTAATCCTCGTCAAGAAGGAATCCACCTACGGCACCGACAGCTCGCCTGCCGGCACCGATGCGCTGCTGGTACGCAACCTTGACATCACGCCGATCGAGGCCGATCTCGTCAGCCGCGACCTCATCCGCCCCTACCTCGGTAACAGCCCCTCTCTGCTGGCCAACAGCCGCGTGAGCATCACCTTCCAGGTCGAGCTGGCTGGCTCCGGTACCGCCGGTACCGCTCCTCGTTTCGGCAGCATCCTGCAGGCCTGTGGCTTCAGCGAGACGATCGTCGCATCCACCAGCGTCACCTACGCCCCGATCAGCGCTTCGTTCTCCAGCGCCACCATCTACTTCAACAACGACGGCGTGCTCCACAAGGCCACCGGCTGCCGTGGCACCTTCACCATGAACGCCGCCGTGGGCGAAATTCCCACTCTCGACTTCACCATGACGGGCGTCTACAACGCTCCCACCGACACTGCTGCCCCCTCTGTCACCTACAGCAACCAAGCAAGCCCCCTGGTCTTCAAGCAGGGCAACACCTCGGCGTTCCAGTTCTTCTCCTACGCCGGCTGCCTCCAGTCCGTCACCTTCGACGTCGCCAACAGCACCGTCTACCGCGAGCTGGTTGGTTGCACCAAGGAAGTCCTGATCACCGACCGCAAGCCTGCCGGCACGGTCATGATCGAAGCCCCCACCCTGGCCACCAAGGACTACTTCAACATCGCCCAGACTGAAACCACAGGCAACCTGACCTTCCTCCACGGCACCACCGCCGGCAACCGGGTCACCTTCACCGCCTCTCAGTGTGACGTAAGCAACCCGTCTTACGGCGACCAGGATGGCATCCAGATGCTCAACATCCCCTACATCGCCACACCCACCACCGCTGGCAACGACGAAGTAAGCATCGCATTCACCTGAGCTGCGGCGCTTCTAAGCTGCGCCACCTCCCGTCCTTACCCCACGCACTTATGGCCAAGACCTCCGCGCTGCCTACCCCCGATCCCACCCCAGCCGAGGGCGGCAGCTACCTGCTCAACGAGCAGACAGGCAAGTGGGAACTGCTCGACCGCACCGAGCCCGCTAGGCCGGACGCTAAGCCGGAAGCGGAGCTGCCAGCTCAGCCGGAAGCTAAGCCGGAAGCTGACACTGCGCCGGTGCAACTGCCTAGCTCCGTCGTCGAAGGCTGAGCACCTCAGCTCACCCGCCTTAGCTAAGCCGCAAGCCCCTCCGCTTACGGCTTAGCTTTTTTGCGCCTATAGTACGAACGCATCCCATTTACGCCCCTTCAACTTATGGCGTTCGTTCGCAAGAAGGTCAAAACCTTCAAGTGGCCTGTAACGATTGAAGAACCCGCCGATGGCGGTACGTTCGATTCCAGCACCTTCGACATCACCTTCAAGCGCCTCGGCCGTAAGGAGTTCGGCAAGCTGAGTGAAAAGGGGGATCTGCCTCTGCTCAAGGCCGTCGTGCTCGGCTGGAATGGCATCAGCGACGAAGACGGCACTGACCTCCCCTTCTCCATCGAAGCCCTCACCGATTTCGCTGACGACCCTTACTGGGTGCGTGGTGTCCTGAAGGCTTACACCGAGACCTTCGACGGCGCTAAGTCGGGAAACTGAAGGGTGCGGCGGAGTTCTGGGTAAGCGGCAGTTTGAAGCAGGAGGAGGACAAGACCGAAGACGACGCTAAGGTCTTCGGTCTCGTTCTCCCGCAGGACACCAAACAAGATTCCGCCGCCACTTACGAGGTTTGGGACGAAAATTGGGACATCGTAATGATGTTCCTAAGAATGCAGACGCAATGGAACACCACCATGGCGGGCTACCTCGGCTTGAAATACGAGGTGCTGCTGATGGCAGGCGGCCTATTCGACCTATACTGCGTTGAAGACCGCCTCGGGATGCTGGAGGGCCTGCAGATCATGGAGACTGCCGCTCTTGGCGCCCTGAGCAAGGGGGAGGATAAGCAGGATGGCTAAGCAGATTGAAGATATTGTCGTACAGCTTGGTATTAAGGGTTTTGAAGAACTAAATAAATTGCGTAGTTCTTTTAGAGAACTTACAAAAGTAACTAAAGGTACAGACGAGCAACTAAACGATGCGCGTAAGCGTCTGCTTGAATTAAAGACTGAGCTAGGTGATACTGCTAGAGCAAACAAAGGCCTTACGGATGCGTTTACTGCGTTGGTTGGTGAAGCTAAACGCGGCTCTACTGTATGGCAAGACCTGAATAGAGATCTTTCAAAACTACGTCAAGAAGCACGTCTTACAGATACTCAGATAACCGCATTACGTGACATCATTATTGATGAGTCTAAGGTACATGCACAGTCTGCAGTTTCTATTCGTGAGCACATAAAATCCTTACAGGATCTTCGCAACCAAGCCTCTCTAAACGGGAAGGTACACCAGCAGCTAGGCGCTGACATTCAAAAACTTACAACTACCCTAGAAGAAGGAGCTGTATCTAATCGTAAGCATTACAGTTCTCTTACACAGATACTAGGTGTAAAACCTGATGCGGTATTAAGACAGTGGGAAGCTTATACGCGCATTCTTCAAGAAGGCACCGCCTCTGCAGATAAACTTGCAGTCGCTCAACGTCGTCTAAATCAACTTTCCGGCGCTCCACGGATTCTGGAGCGCCGTCGCATTACCGCCTCTGCTGAAATTACGCAAGATCCTGAATATCTCCGTCGCTTTG